GCTGTCGAGGCTGAACGGCACCTGGTCGAGATCGTCGCCCAGGCCCATCGAGGCCAGCAGTACCGACAGATTATCCATCGTATAGCTCGGCACCTGCGCCGCCTGGATCGCCTGCGTCCGCACCTCGGCGCCCGTCCATTTGTCGGCCTGGACGTCGTAGCAGAGGATGAAGTCAAGCGTCTGGTCGGTGCCGTTGCCGGGCCCTGGAATGATCCAGTAGATGCGCGACCGCTCGGGGTCGGTGGTCCCCTGGATGACCGAAAGCCGCGACTGGTTGGAGCCTTCCTTGAACCAGGCGTCGATGCGATCGACGCCGATCCGCTTCGACGCGCCCGAGCCATCGGTCGCCATCCAGCCCTCTTCGCTGAGGTAATAGGCGACATTAGCCAGGATCACGAGGCTGTCCGGAGCAACGAGGCCGCGGGATTGCTCGATCTTCGAGATGGTGAAGATCGCGTCATTGGCGACCGGCAGGATTTTTCGCACCATCCCTTCCTGGAAGATCAGTCCGGTTTCCATCGGCGACAAGCCGGTGACCCGGCCGCCATCCGGCAGGAGCTGCCGTGTGCAATCCATCTCGCCGAGCTCCCACCAGTCGGGATTGTTGCGCCCGCTGAGCCAGATGTAATTCGGGAAGTTGGTCAGCCCGCCAAGCATCAGCTGGTCGCCCCAGGCGACAATGTAGCGGGCGGCCGGCGGCGATCCGGGATTCGGCACGACAGCACCGCCAAGGTCGACGTCATATTGCAGCAGCCCGTTGCTGGCGTTCGTCATGTGCATGAAGTTGCCGAACTGCTGGAAATTCCATTTCTCATCGACCGGGACACTGTAGCCGCTGCCGATCTCAGTCCATGGCGTCCCGGCGGTGTCGTAGCGGTAGAGCCTGGTCTGCGTGCCGGCGATGACGCCAAAGCCGCCTGCCGTGGTGCGGAACATGGTGAAGCCGAAGCAGGGGGCCGGCAGCGGGTTGGAAACCGCGACCAGGCTCGGCCACGGCAGATAGGAATTGGCGCCCGGCAGGACGCCGCGGGCATCCCCGGCCAGCTGGCTGTCGAGCAAAAACGCGTCGGGGGCGAACTGGCCGAAGGGCATCATGGCCCGACGTCCCACACGTCAGGGTTTTGTGCAGGGTTTTGTGCAGAGTTTTGTGCAACCCCCATCCACTGATCGAGGTTGGCGGTATCGTAGACGATCCGCCTGCCAATCCTGATAAATGGAGGCCCGTCAGTGGCCGCCCATCCATAATGCTGATGCTGATAAGCACGGGCCTCCGGAGACATGCGCCACTTGTCCAGCGCCGACTTGCTGACGCCAAGATATGCAGCCGCCTCCTTCACGTTGATTCGCCTGCTGGTCATGGCGTCGGGCTCCGCCAAGCGGCGCCTCGCCGGATCGCCGACACCTGCGGCTGATTGATGCCAAAGGCCGCCGCGATGTCCTTCTGACACATCCCCTCGATAGCACGGATTGCCTTCACATCTTCGGCTCTGAGCTTTGCGCGATTGTGCCGTTCGCCTACAATCCGGTCACGCCCCTTGGCGATCATGTCGAGACAGTTGTCGCGGGCCATCCCGGCAAAAAGATGAGCCGGATTCACACACGCAGGGTTGTCGCAGTGGTGGCAAACAAGCCCCCCAGGCGGGATCGGCCCATAGTGGATTTCATAGCTCACCCGATGGGTCGTGAGGTGTCGGCGTTTGGCCTGAGAGCTGTCAATCAGCTTGCCATAACCGCTCTCGCTCGTAGATCCAGCCCAAACCCAGCATTCGTCAGGAGCGCCGACCTTGGTGTGCTCCCACAGGCGCTGTTCCAACGTCAATCCGCGCTTATAGGTCCGGGGCGGATCGGTGACCGTACCCGTCTTGTGGAGCCGGTTATAATGCTTCTGGCATAGACCCCGACAATAGGCATCTCGATCGCATCCACCGACCGAACACGTCACGTCTTTCCAAACCATCAACCGCTCCTAGGGCGTTGGACTAGGTATCCGAACCCTCATTGAATGCCATCGGCCTCTGTCAGCAGCCTTTATGCTATCTTTAGCTTGCTCATACATTTGAATAGTCGCAATGTGTTCTTGTGGTTCTCTGTTAAAAGCTGTGTACGATTTTATCGCGCCATACAAATACAATGCCGGCGCCTCGGCCAGCACCCAGTTCGTCGGATTGGTGTCGCTGAGCGGCGGGATGGCCGAGTAATAGAGCAGGTTGACCGACCCATTGGCGGCGCCAGGCACGGTGATCGTCCCGGTGTCGACGATGCAGATCCCCGTGATACCGAAGTTCCAATACACATACGGGTTCGACCGGTCGACCAGTTTTAACACCCGCCGATTGGCGCCCCCGCCCATGCTCGCCTGATACAGCTCAAGGAAATCAGGCGGCAGCGATGCCTCGCCGTCCTGGTCGAGGATCAGCGTCTCCTCCCATTGCATCTGCGCCAGGCGAAAATCGGCGTCGTGGTTCAGCTCGGTCTCGACGAGCGCGATGAAGCCGGCGATCTGCGGGTCGATATCGTCGCGGCCGACATACTCGGCGATCGTCGCCTTAAGCTCGGTGTAGTTACCGAACGCCATCAGAGTTTCCTTCCGAAGCGTTTGAAGAATCTGTGCGCTGGGTCATTTAGAAATCGGGCGATCCAGCGATGATCCTTCTCCTTGGCCGCCTCCATGAAGCCGGTGGCATAGGCGATATTCACCGGAATCGACGCGACCAGCTTGCCCGAGCCGAACCGCTGCCCATTGCTGTCGGCCTCGGCCTCCTTGTTCATGTCGTAAAGGCTCGGCGCGTAGATCGCCTGCTGCACGACCTCCCAGGCGCCATCATCACGAACATGCAGCCACGATAGAATGCCCTGGACCTCGTCCCATCCGTGAAAACGATAGTCGCCGCCGGGCCGGAAGCGCTGCATCCAGCCAGCATATTCGTCGTTCATACATTCCTGATTTAATCAAGCGCCATATGCCGCCATAAGGCGCCATAGCGCGGTCACTAATTCCCGGTCGGTAATTAATGCCAATTAGTGCCTAATAGTGACCTTCGGCCAAAATGGCGGATTCCGGCCATTGTCAGACGGTCCCGCCCGACATGATGCGGTCGAACAAGTGACGGCGGCGGTTTAGCTTGGCCTCTTTCTCAGTCCCTCGTCGCTCGACCTCGTCCTTCAAATTCTCATATCGATCCGTCATCTCGTTAAGGGCTTTCGACCCCCTGGCGTTGGCCTGCTTCAGCACATCGACCTGAGAAGCCAACTGGATGTTTTTCGCCCTCCACTGGTCGATGCGGGCCTGCATCGAGGCCAGTTCCTTCTTGAGGTTCTTGATCGGATCGCCATCGAGGTCGCGGGCATACGCCTCACGAAGCGCCTGCCGACGCTTGTCCAGATCGGTGTTCTCGGCCTTCAGCAATTCGACCGACTTGCGGTAGGAGGCCTCCCCATCCTTGGCTTGCTGCAGCCTGGCCTCGGTGGATGCATTGACCTTCTGCAACCATGCCTCAGCGGCTTGCCGCTTGGCCTCGACTGCCCGCAATTCGGCTTCCACCCTTTCCTTCGCCGCCATGAGGCGATGCACATTGGAACGATGCGCCACCACATCCGCAGCAACGCGCGCATGCTCCTCACGCAGCAACCCAGCCTCAGCCACGGCCTTCCGCAACATGCGGAGATCGCTGAGCTTCAAAGGCAACATCAGGCATCGTCCTCGACGCTGTAGGCGTTGGCCCTCACCGCAACCGGCGGCCGGTACAGGCTGTCGTCCTGGTCCACCCAGCGCCGCATCTTGGCGTCCCACACCCTGACCGTCCTCTTTTCCACATGCTCCTCGAGCAGGAGCCGCGCCTCGGCCACCGGCAGGTCGAGGATCTCGCCGGCATCGAACCGATGCTTGCGCCCGGAAAGGCGGTTAGCCGCGTCCGGATGCTCCCGCCCATCGCCCGGCCAATACGCTTTGAGCAGCCGCACCCTTACCGTTCGCTGCGCAGGCGGCTTAGCCCGCGGCGCTGGGGCTGGCGCTTCTTCCTCAAGATCGAGCTGGCGGGGATTGGCCTTGCGAGCCGCGACGTTGGCATCCCTGACCGCTCGGGCACGCTTCAACGACTCCCGCCGCTTCGCCGCCACGTCCTCGACGTGCGCGATGTTCTCTTCCATGTCGGTCCCCTTTGAAAAAGCCCGCCGCCCCGGCCACGACACCGAAGCGGCGGTTCCCTTGGCGGTATTGTGGCTACCCCGCCAAAGACATAACGCTGGTTACGTGATGTGGGTCCAGGTGCGGCCGACCTTGACGTCTCGTACCGCCGAACGCGAAACGCCGAGGGATTCCGCGATAGCCCTGTAGGTCATGGTCTGATTGGCGCGGATAAACCGAACTGCGGTTTCATCAAGGACCGACCTGCCGTTCGCCTCGCCCTTCGGCCTGCCGGTATTGTTGTTACGCCCCTTGGCGAACATGTCCTGCATATTATCAAGATGCGTGCCTAACGAGAGATGACGCGGGTTCGCGCAGGAGGGATTGTCGCAACTGTGCATGACAATCATCCCCTTCGGGATCGGCCCGCAATGAATCTCGTAGCTCAGACGATGAACAAGGATATGCGACGAGCCTAGCCCGCCCATCTGGATCTGAGCGTACCCGGTCGGCAAAACATAGCCTTTCCACTGCCAGCAGGCGTTCTTGTTCCTGCCCTTCACGACATGGAACCAGAACCGCTCCTCCAGCGAGCCACGGACGAACAGGAGGACATCCGGCGAGCCGTGACGCAGCAGCCGAATGTAGTGCTTGTTGCAAAAGCCTCGCGTCTTGACGCGACCCTCGCACCCATTGACCGAACAAGTAACCATCCGGGCCCTCCCTTGCGCAGGGCCCGGATGATAGCATATCTTGAATGAAGCGCTACGTGGTTAAAAGGTCGGCAACTATTGCGTGCGCTGCCTCATTCTCAACTATTAGCGTCCATTCACAAATTAGCACGTGCGGCTCGGCGTCGGCGATGATAGCCGGCTCCACATGCTTCATGCGCCGAAGCCAACCCATATTTGCATACTCCGGATCGATCAGCAGCGCCGAGCGATCCCGCTGGAACCGGTTGACTATCACCGCCAGCCCCCCGAAATCTCCGGTGTAGTAGTCCGCTGCACCAATAATGGTCGCCTGAGATTTGCCCGGCGTATCCTTCCGCAGGTCGGAAATGCCGGTGAAGCCGCTGAACTTACGCTTATTGAACGGCCCCAGCATCAGGATGGAAGGCTCGCCGCCGCTCGTGAAGGCGAGTTGCTGGGCGTCCTTGAGCAGGTCCTCGGTGAAGGCGCGCTGCGTGCCGTCCGTCACCGTGTCCACAACGCCAGTGGCGACATTGTAGCCGCCCTGAACGCCAAGGGCGCCGCGGGCATCGTTGGAAGTCAGCCACGCCTCGAAGCCGCCACTCTTGCGGGCGGTGGTGTCATTGCCGGCCACCGAGGCGTTCTTGCCCAGGAGATCGGTCTCGATGTCCCGCTTTATTTCTTTACCCTGCTTGGCGAGCTGGTAGCTCACCTCGCTCTTGCGGCCGGCCTTCTCGACCGCCTCGGTGGTCTCGGTGATCAGGAACGTCTTCCGGCTGATCTGGGTGTGGTTGCCCACCCGGACAGTCGCCGCAGGCGCCGCATAGGAGAACTCATCGCCTTCAACAAACGCATTGCTGGCCGCCGCGGCGAGCGCGTCGGTCTGCCATTCGTGCTTCGTGGCCTTGACGGACTGCGTGCCGACATTGGCCTGGAACGGCGTGTCGGTCGGCGAGATCATGTAGATCTTGTCCTGCAGATCCTCGCGCGCGCCTTTGATGTCATAGGTCGAATAAGTGCCAACAGTCTGAGGCATTGGGGTTTCTCACGATCAGAGGTCATCCATGATGGCGCGTGCGGCATCCTCCACACGGCCGCTCCGACGCAGCCTCTGCACATGCTGACCCTTCACCTTCGCCCGCTGTTCGGCGGACGACGTGCGCTTGCCGGGCGTCTGCACCGGCGGCGCATCCTTCCCCTTCTCAATCGCCTTCTTACGATCCGCGGTGGTGAGCTTGTAGTATCTGGCCGCCGCATCTGCGGCGAGCAGCAGCCGATGGTCGGCGATGTTGACGATCTCCTCGGGCTGAATCCCGAACGCCTTGGGAAGCGTCGAGATCAAGTTGCCGCGGAACTCGTCGAACTTCTTCCGGTCCTTCAGTTCCGGCCGTAGCTTGAGGAGCTTTTGAGCCTCCTCAGTCCTCAGCCGCTTGGTCTCACTCTCGACGTTCTGCTGGTTCTGCTGGTGCCGCTGGACAACCGCTTGTTCGAGATTCCGACGATCGGATTCGAGTGTCGTCGTCCATTCATTCCAGGCTTCCCAGCGAGCCCGCTGCTCGTGATAGGCGAATTGATCGGTTTCCAGGAGGTGCGGATCGGGCTTCTGCGGCGCGACCTGCTGAATAAGCAGCATCGCCCGCTCGGCCAGCGTCCGCGCGGCAAGGTCGATCTGTGCAGTCTGCGCCTGGAAGGCTTCGGCCTCCCGGCGTTTCTCGCCGAGTTCCGTCGTCTTCCGGGTGTAATCCGACTGGCGAAGGTAGCCCTTCTTGGCCTCGTCGAGGGTGATCTCGGTGCCGTCGTCCAACTTCAACTTGGCGGGCGGCTTGGATTCCTCGGCGGGTTCCTCGGTGGCTTCCTCGTCCTCGTCGGCTGCATCGGATGGCGCCTCTTCGTCCCCTTCAGGCTCGGGAGTGTCCTCTTCGGATTCCTCTCCCTCAGGGACTTCGGACGGCGTTTCGTCCTCTGACTGCGGTGCCTCGTCGGCCTCCGGTTTGCTCTCGGGAGCCTTCTTTGGCTCCTTTGAATCCATCAACCCGGCGATGGCGTCCGCCGCTTCATGAACAGTTAACACCTGGGGGCTGGCGCTGCCAGATGGCGCGTCATCAGCTTGTGGCATTGAAAACTCCTGGGGATTAGGCGGCGGTGGGCCTTGGCCGCACGACGGCTTCGCCTTCGGTGATCATCTCTTCGAGTATGGCCTCGACTTCGCGCGTCACACCAACGGCCATCAATGCGCGGTCACGCTTAGCCGGATCAGTCGCCGCAAGCGCCTGCTCGAAGGCTTCCTTCTCGACCCGCTCGAACGCCTCGATCAACAACGGGTTGGCGAGCAGCTGGCGCGCCTCATTGGCGCGGCGGATGGTCTCTTCGCTCAAAGGTCGAGCCCCAGCGGGTTGAAGATCGCCTGCAGCCGGACATAGACCGCATCGAGCTGTGCTGCGGTCAGCGCTGTCGGCCAGAACCCGGCCGCGGCGATCAGCCCGATCCCCGTCGCCGTCCCGACATAGTCACCGCCAATCCGCGGCGCTCGGATGCTGCCGATCACCGTCTCGGCCGCATAAGTGATCGGCCCATTGGTCGACGTCACCGGCAGCGCCTTGTACCGTTGAAAAACCTCAACCGAGGTCAGCGTGTAGGCGCCGGCGAACATCGTCCAGCGGGTTCCACGCGTCGCATCCAGTGTGATCTGGTCGAGTCGGTTGGTGCCGCTGTGGTTCTGAAACGCCTGACAGCATGTCGTCGGGCCGTTACTCAATTGACTCGTATAGGGCAGCGTGAAATTGGCGCCCATGCCGGAAAAACTCTGCGCGCTGTCGACCTTGCTCAGCATCATGTAGGTGAAGGCCGAATTAGTCGCAGCGAGCGCCGCCGAAGTGAACGGCACCTCGTAGCATGTCGCCATTCCCGAGCATTGCGCCCAATAGGCCGACTGGGTCGGCGAGCCGTTCTTGAAGCAATGCCGGGCCTGACCACTCTGGTCCTTAGGCGTCGTCCCCCAAGTGCTGCCCATGAGGTAGAACCCATACGGGCTGTAGGGCATGTCTTCGCCATAGAACCCGATCGCATTGGCTGAGAAATCGGCATTAGGAACAACCAGGCGCAGCATCGTGCTCTCCTAAGCCAAGATGATCTCGTCGATGGGCTGCCAGCGATGCAGCGGGATGTTGGGCCCGACAGGCTCGAAGATGATCGTGGCGCCCTGGTTATCCCGCAGATTGCAGATGCCGTGCTTGGTGTCGCCGATCCATCCCATGCGGATGGCGGCGCCGACCGGGATCGCCGAAGTCGAGACCGTACGCACTGCCACGAGGTCGGGCCCGACGAGCCCCACGGTGGCGATCGGCATGTCGACCCCGCCGGCATCGACCAGGGTGAACCCGTAATGTCCGGGGTCAGCATTAAGGCTCGTGTCGAAGGCCAGGCTGCCCACCGGGTTGTATTTGAGCATGACGGCATTGCCATATCGCTCAGCCTTCACCGGCCGCAGCGGATCAGGCTTCACGCCATCCCATAGCCACCGCTTCATCGCGAGGCCGTAATAGGCGCCCATCTTGAGCGACGAGAGGCCGAGATAATGGATGCTGTCGCTCTGCCAGCCCGGCGTCGTCAGGCCACCGATGAGGTAATCCGGCGCCACCATGCAGCCATAGCGCTCGAAGTGCATGTCGAGCTGCGCCAGGGCGATCGTCGGGGTCGTCTTGAGATAGGTGAGATGGCTGCAGGTCTGGACAAAGAACATCGGCACCGGGCGCACATTCCCGGTCACCGCAGCATATTGGTTCTGCACGATAGCCTGAAAATCGAGGCTCGACTGCAGGTAAACGGCACGCGATGTCGATGCCTGATAGTCGTTATTCCCCTGGTTGAAGGCAATGGCGTTGACCCCATAGGACTTGCCGAGGCCGTTCACCCTCGCATAGCCATAAGTCACGTTATCCTTAAGCCGGTCGACCATCGGCGAGGTGGACAAATCGTTGATCGTCTTGCCGCCCTCGCCGGGATTGCTGGCCATCAGCACCTGCGCCCCGGCAGCATTGAGGTCGATACCGTCCTCGGCGAGGAGCAGCTGCTTGATCATCCGGCAACAGCCGCCGGCCTGGGTTTCGGTCTGCGAGCTCGGCCCTGCGGTCTCGACCAAATTGACGAGGCTGGCATAGATTACCAGCGGGTCTGTGCCGGCATCCTGCGGCCGGACGCCGCCGCTGAACTTCCTGGCATAAGGCAGCGCGACCGTCGTCTGCAGCGGCCCGGCGCCAACGCCTACCGAATTGGACTGGCCGTCAAAGACCAAATGCACATATTCCGAGACGGCTGCGATCGGCGACCAGTCCTCGGACCCGCCTCCTCCTCCGCCGGCAATCGGCGCCGAGGTCGTGAACGTCTCGTCGTCGACATAGAGAATGGCGTTGCCGGCCGGATCGGTGACGGCAAGGGCCGGCGGCGCCGTCGTGAGGACACGGACATACAAGGAGCCGCTGAGGGTCGACAGGAGCAATTCGAGGTTATCGATGTACGGATGCCGGAGGTCAGTCAGCGTCGCCTGGAACAGGGCGTTACCGACCGGATCGGTGACCACGAACCCATCCTCCGAAGTCGGCAAGGCGGTTCGCTGCTTGATAATCGAGGTGCGCTGGTCGAGGGTGACCACCGTCTCGGCCGAATAGATGCTCCACGAGCCTGAGCCCGAAGCGCCGACCTTGACGTAGGAGCCGTTATTGGTCGCCGTGTCGGCATAAACAACCGCCGTAGACCCGGCCGCATGAGCCAGATCGGCGTCCATCGTGGTCTTCAGCGCATAAGCGAAATTGCCGTTGACCTGGCCGGATTCGAGGGCCTCCAGCGCCGCCTCGAGGCCGGTGACCTTGGCCATCTCGATGGCCAGCGCCGCGTACCATGCCGACACCGCATGCGGCGACATGATCACGTCAGTCCGCGCGCCGGCCTGGGCCTCGGGGTCAGTGGCGAACAGGATGGGGTCCGGGAACACGACTGGCGGAATGGCGTCAATCGCTTGCGCCGTCCTGAGCGGCGTCATCAGGGCATCGTTGACCAAGCCCTCCAGCGCCTCGGCCTCAGTGGCCAGCGGCAGGCTGCCGCCGCTACCACTGACGTTCTCAAAGGCGAGAACGAACGTCGAGGCATCCAGAACCAGCGTCATGGCCGCCTGACCTCCAGGGTTACTGGTTGACTCGTAATGGTAAGGCCGTCAGGGGCCAGCATCTGCGCCCGAAGGCTTGCAACGCGCCCGAGAGGCACGCCAAGCGTGTCCGCCCTCAATATGACGAATAGCCACTGTCCCCCGTCGAAGATCAGCCGCCCGTTGCCGGCATTGATGGGCAAAGATCCGCCCGGCCAGGCGATCGAGGCGGTGACGCTATAGGCATCGGGATTAGGAACCGGCTCGCCATCCTGCTTCAACACAGCCGGCCCGAGGCGCCACTCGTCGCCTCGGGTCAGCGGGATTGGGATCATTTCACCACCGGAGAAGGATCAGAAGTTCGAGGATCACAAGCGCGAGACCGGCAATGCCGACCGGATACCATCCGAAATCCCTGCTCCACGGCCATACCGGCACACCGACAATGAGAACGAGAAGAACGGCCAGCAGGGTCGGCGTTGTCATTCATCAGGCAGCGCCGACCGCCGTCATGTAGGCGTTGACCGGCGTGTTAAACGCCATCTCGAGGCCGGCCAGCGAGGCGCCCCAGGCGCCGAAAGCCTCCTGGCGGCCGCTAAAATTCGCCGAATTGGCGCCGAGCAGCCATTGCGATTGGGTCGGCCGTCCGGTCGAGGTCACGGCAGCATCGGCGCCGATCTGCACGCCGTTCTGCCACAGCTTCTTGATTGCCGCCGAGGGGCGCTGCATTCCCCATAGGCCTCGGCAGTCGGTGATGCCCGAGCCGACCATGGCCGTGTTGGTCGCGTCGTTGATAATGCCGTTTGCGCCATTGGCGCCGCTACGCACCAGCATTCGGTTGGCGGGCGCCGTGACGTTGCCGATCTCGAACGTGCTCGCCACCGCATTGACGACGATCCAGACCCAATAGGAGGCGTCGTTCTGGAGATAATTGACGCCATGGGTATTCGGAATCCAGGTCGTGTCGAGGCGGCCGCTGATGCCGTCGCCGGTGAAGCCGCGGTCGGTGGTGAATGTCGGCGCCGTGCCACCATTGACCTGGGTAAATGTGCCGGGCGCTTTCCAGTTGAGCCGCGCCGCCTGCTCGGAGTGCGCCGCCATCACGTAGAGAATATCGAGCTTTGTCCAGACGCCGGCCGCCTTCAGATCTATGATGAGCGTGTTGATGAAACCCTGCCGTGTCGCGTCAGGAGGCACCGTCATCGCCGCGATCAGCGTCACCGCATCGGCATCGAGGGCAGGCGCACCGCCGCTCGCCGCCCCCAGGCGCACGAACCTGCGGGTCGGCCCGGCATGGATCAAGGCTAGATGCCCTCGCCTGCCGTGAAGTAGACGATGCTGGTGCCGGTCGACGTAATCGCCGCCACATGCGTCGAGTTGGACGCCGAGATCGGCGGCGTGATCACCTCGACCGCCCCCGGCGCCAGCGGAAAACCGCCCGCCACCGAGGCGGCAACAGATGAATTGCCGAACTGGATGAAAGCCGCCCCGGTGCCGGCATTGTAGACCCGGAAGCTGCCGCCACCGGACAGCGCAATCCGGGTCGAGCCGGTGCCGGCGCTGATCGACAGCGTCGAATTGCTCGTATGCGACTGGAATGGTTTAGCCATTATCCCACCTCCCCGCCGAACCGTACCGGCTGCAGCGTCTGCGCCGCCTGCTGTCTCACGTTGAACATCTGCTCTTGCGCCATCTGCTGCTGCTTCAGGCTGAAATCGGCCTGCATGGTCTGCATCTTGAGCTGGGCCTCGAGCTGCGCCTTCTGCTTGTCCAACTCGATGTCGGCGTCCTGCTTCATCTTCTGCAGCGTCAGCTTGCCCTGCATCTCCATCTGCTTGATCTGGAGTTCCTGCTGGGCCTGCTCCTGCTTCGGGTCTTTCTTCTGCTGCGCCATCATCTGGGCGCTCTCGGCTTCGCCGATCTCGCCAAAGAACATGTCAGTATCCTTGACACCCGCACTCTCGGTGAACCGGGCTAGGGCGTTGTAGACGTTCTTCGGCGTGACCAAAGGGTTCCAGCCGTACTTGGCGACGATCTCTTTCTGGACGTTGAGTATTTGCATACTCACCATCATGTCTTTCTCGCGCGACCCGGTGCCTAAGCCCGTGTTGATGGTCGCCTGCATTTTCGGATTCCAGGTCGAAGGCATCATCGCCTGAAAACCGGCCATCGGTAAGCCTTGGGCCATCGGGGCCATCGGGCTCGGTGACCCAGGTTGACCCGCTGGTGACCCAGACGGCCCAGGCAAGCCCAGAGGCGGCCCGCCGGGCGGTGGCGCCCCCGGTGGGGCGGAAAGGGCACCCGGAGGCCCAGGAGCCGCCCCTGGAGGCATTGGCGAGGGAGGCCCGCCAATGGCCATTGGTCCCGCCTGCGCCGCCATCCCTGGCGGGCCAGAAATGCCGGCACCCTGCGAGGGTAGACCGGACGGCATCCCGGGCACGGGCGGCGGCGCAGACGAGCCCTTGCGCCGGATCATGTCCGGCTCGGTCTGGTACTTGGCGACCAGCTTCAGCAAACAATGAAAGAACCGTTTCATCCCGCCCTCGGCCAGCAGCCGGCCGATCATCTCGATCCGGCTGTAGGCGGCGTTATGCGCCAGCTGCGCCGCGGTCGCCGTCTGGTTCTGCAGCGCATCCGGGTCGAGCTGCATGGTCTGCCGCGACACACCCGTCCGCTTCTCGATCACCGCGTCAAGCACCTCCAGGGCGCCGAAGCTCTCCTTTGCCACAAAGGGTATCGTAAGCGGCTGGATGACCGCAGCCGGCGGGCCCTTGGTGTTGACGACGCCGCCGAGGGTCGGGTTGATGAGCTCCTGCGGGTTGCGAACCAGGCTGAGGTCAGCTGCCCGCTGCGGGTAGTTCTGCAAATAAAGATTATCAAGGCTCTGCCGCCACAGAACCGTTTTGATCCGCTGAATGTCCTGCAGAAGATCGTGAATCGATCGTCCGGACCACTTGTGCGGAACTCGGCCTGTCCGGAAGTCGGAGAAGGGAAGTTCATCGTCCCATTCCTCATTCGCCAGCAGCACCCGAGATCCCGACGAGCCGGCCCGGATGACCCGACGCCACTCGGCTATTCCATCGCCGTCGTAGTCGCAGTGGACATAGCACTCGTAACCCTCGATCAGATCCTGACTGCGGTCGCCGGCATCTGACCGCCAGTTGGCGATGTCGGCCCGACGAGCGTCAGCCTCGGGCGTCGAGGTGTTGTCGTAGCTCGGGAGATCGTCGATGAGATCGCGGTCGTAACCCTCCTTGACGAGATCGGAGCGGGTCTTGGTCGTCCAGCGGTGGGCGATGAACCGGAGGCCCTTGCCCTGGCCCCAGTCGATCGCCTCGCGGTTTATCAGGATCTCCTCGGGCGGCACCGCCATGATGCACAGCCGGCCCTTGGTCCTGCTCCGGGTGATCTTCACGTCGTGGAGGCCGGTGTCCTCATAAGGCGTGTGCTCGGCGACCTCGACATCGTCGGGCTCGACCATCGCCGTGTATTCGTCCTCGCTCAGGCCGTAATGCGTCTCGGATTCACTGTCGTCGTAGTCCTCCCACCAATGCTTGACGTAACCATTGCGAGTAAGCAGGGCGTCGTGGAAAGCATCATGCAAGACGTTGAAGCCGTCACACTCGCACAGGAACTTGTAATTGACGTAATCGGTGGCGTCCTTGGCGCTGTCGAGATCGCCGGGCTGGGTCGGCTGGTAAATCACGACCTGGTCGGTCGCCAAGAACAGCCGCAGCAGGCCCGGCATGATCCAGTCGATGGTGTCGCGGACGTCGTAG